ACGGGGGTGGTGGTGCAAGCGGTGGGGCTGGAAACGGCTCTGGCGCAAAGGTTTGGACTCGCGAGAAGTTTGACTCTGCGTCACATTTCGAGCGGTCTGAATTTGCTAAAGCTGGCGGGAAGGTGGAAGGCTAAACCCCTGATACCTCTCGTCGGTGTAACAATCGACTAGAGGTATTTTCAAATGGCTAATGTTCTATCGAACCTTGCCGCCGATATTTACAAGGCGGCTGACGTTGTAGGTCGTGAACTCGTAGGGTTCATTCCTTCTTCAACCATCAACGGTGATGCAACGACTCGTGCCGCTAAGGGCGATACGATTCGTGCCGCTTTCACCCGCACTCCGAGCGTCAACACTTCGTTTGCTCCGTCTATGACGATTCCAGAAGGAACCGATCAGACGGTAGACAACAAGACCATGACCCTTGATAACTACGCATCCGTCCAGATTCCTTGGACTGGTGAAGACATCAAGCACGTCAACAATGGTTCTGGTTTCGAAACGATCTACGGCGATCAGATCAAGCAAGCAATGCGAGCGATCTGTAACAGCATCGAATCTTCTATTGCTGTTGCCGCCTACAAGGGTGCTTCACGCGCAGTAGGTTCTGCGGGTACGACTCCTTTTGCTTCTAACTTCAACACGGTTGCAGAAGTTCGTCAGATCCTCGTAGACAACGGTTGCCCGACTGACAACCAGATTACTCTGGTTCTTAACTCAGCCGCTGGTACGAAACTTCGTAACCTCGCACAGCTTCAACAGGTCAATACCGCTGGCGGTACGGATCTTCTCCGTCAGGGCACTTTGCTTGACCTTCAGGGCTTGATGATTAAGGAATCTGCTCAGGTTGCAAGTCATACCAAGGGAACCGGCACTAGCTATCAGCTTTCTGCGGCGGGTTCTGTTGGCGATACCACCATCAATGTTGACACTGGCTCTGGCACTTTGCTTGCTGGTGACTGCATCACCTTTGCTGGCACTTCTGACATTTACGTTGCGAACTCTGCTCTGTCTGGTGGTTCATTCACCATTGGCGCTCCGGGTCTTCGCTATGCAGAAGCAGACAACGATGCCATCACCATCGGCAACAGCTTTACCGCAAACGTAGCATTCCATCGGACTGCTATCGAACTCGGCATTCGTCCTCCGGCTCTCCCGGCTGGTGGTGATGCCGCAGTTGACATTATGACCGTTCAAGACCCCTACTCAGGTCTGGTATTCGAAATTGCAGTCTACAAGGGCTACATGAAGACCATGATCGAAGTTCGTGCCCTGTACGGCGTGAAGGTTTGGAAGCCCAACAACGTGGCTCTCCTGCTCGGCTAATGTTGATCGGGCCATGCCATAAGGTGTGGCCCATCTCCAAGGAGTACAAACATGGCTGAAGCTAAAGTCGAAAAGAAACAGGAAAAGGCCGTAGGCTTTGTGATTCTCAAGCGAGATCCCGAAATCTACCCGCCTCCGTATGAAATAGCTGTACCGCCTTCAGAGGTGGACAACTACAAGGCCGGTGGATACGAGCCAGCCTAACCTATCGGGGAGGCTCCCGGATTCCTGTGCCGGTTCTTGCTTCCCCACCTAATTTTGAGGATACCGCGATGCCCCTGAAAAAAGGCTATAGTCAGAAATCAGTGAGTGCGAATATCAAGACCGAGATGAAGTCGGGAAAGTCGCAGAAGCAAGCGGTAGCCATTGCGCTATCAACAGCGCGTAAAGCCAAAGCAAAGGCCAAGAAATGAAGCGGTATTGCTCACGGATTGCCGTCAAGCCCACTACGCTGACCGAAGACACGGCGTATCAGTCTTGGTACAACTCAGACGTTTTGTCTATCCGTTTGATTCGGATGCACTTGCAGTTGGACTCCGCCGATGCCGGTGGTGGTGCAAACTCCATCTATGGATGGCAGAGAATCAAAGGCCAACCAACAGGCGGCGATACGATCATTGCGACTCGTTATGACAATAACGAAGAACCCAGCAAGATGATTTGCAATCGCGCCAATGGTGGTTTAACCATGACGGGAGTGACTCGGGAGACCTATTTCCTTGAGCGTTCTATCGTCAGCAAGACCACAGGTTCTGCGTCCACGATTGAGTTTGACCATCTGGAAGGATTCATTCTGCTTCCGGGTGAAGGGATTTTGATATTTGCAGACAATACCGTTATCAATGGGTCTGGTGTCTACGGCATGATTGAGTGGGTGGAAGAATGACACTAATCGTTGAAGATGGCACAGGTAAGGACAACGCAGAAAGCTACATCAGCGTAGTCGATGCGGATACCTACCACAGCAACAGAGGCAACACCGACTGGGCGGCACTCACAACCGCCGAGAAAGAGCGTTTGCTCCGTATCGCGACTGACTACATGGTGGCGGTTTATCGCCTCCGTTGGGATGGGTATCGCTACGTCAATACCCAGGCACTCGACTGGCCCCGCATTTATGTCCCCGTCCGGGATATTTGCTCGGTCAATGCGTACCCCGAGTACGTCGATTTCGACATCGTGCCGACTCAAGTCAAGAATGCCTGTGCTGAGTTTGCGCTAAAGGCCAACTCTGAAACCCTTTTGGAAGATCAAAGCCAACAGACGATTCGTGAGAAGGTCGGGCCGATTGAAGTCGAATACGACAAATACAGCCCACAATTTAAGCGATATTTGCAGATTGAAAGCACTTTGAGCATTTATTTTGCTTCCAGTGCCAATCAAGTGAAGTTGATGCGGACATGACAGCCCTCGACACCAAGGCCAGAGCGACAGCAGTCAAGCTGATAAACAAGTACGGCAAGTCCGTATCGCATACGCTTGTGACCGAAGGAACCTATGACCCAATGACGGGTGATGTTTCTGGCGGTTCGACTACTGTTGGCGTTCCAAAGGCAGTCATTGAGGACTTCAACGGCACAGATTACACCTCTGGACTCGTTGAGAAAGGCGATAGGAAGCTAACGATTGCCGCGCAGGGCAATACCGAGCCTAAGCCGAATGATCGCTTCACGGTCGGCTCAGACGTTTATACGGTCATTGCTGTTGAAACGGTATGGTCTGGTGAACAGGCGGCTCTCTACATTTCTCAGGTGCGGAAATGAGCATGAGTTCGATTGTTGCCAAGGTCAACGGCCAGATTGACGTAAAGGTACGCAAGGCAACGCTGGAAGTATTTGGCGCGGTTATTAAAGCAACTCCTGTAGATACTGGCAGAGCAAAAAATAACTGGCAATGCACCATCGGAAGCCCTGCAAGCGGTGAACTTGAAGACGTAGATCCAACTGGAAGCAAAGCAATCGCCCGTGTTTATGCGACAGTTCCGCAAAAGGTTGGCTCGATTGTTTGGCTGACTAACAACGTGCCTTACATTCGCAAGCTGGAATACGGATCAAGCAAGCAAGCCGGTCCTAACGTCATGGTTCGAGATAACGTGATGCGATTCGCTGGAATCTTGAGGTCTGCATGAGCATTGTCAACATCAGGGCCGCACTTGAAACCAGACTGAATGCGATGAGTCCATCTCTGGCTACGGCTTGGGAAGGCGTTCCATATACACCAGTCACGGGTACGCCATATCAGCAAGTGAATTTGCTGTTGGCAGAAACAGAGAATCCTACATTCGGTGATGCCATGTATCGCGTCACTGGTTTTTTGCAAGTTTTGCTGTGCTATCCACCGGGAACAGGTCCGAAGGCGGCATCAGCAAGGGCTGAATTGGTCAGAGATCAGTTTAGGCGTGGATTGGGTCTATCGTCAGGCGGTACTGATGTCTTGATTGATAAAACCCCAACGATTGCACCGGCAATCATTGATGGAGATCGCTACCGAGTCCCGGTCACGATTTACTTTTCGGCAGACATTTTTCCTTCATAAGAGGTAGACACAATGGCAAATATCGCACAGGGCGTGAGCAAAGTTCTCGCCTACAAAAAGCAGACCGGCCTAGGCTCTGCGGCTTCTGGTTCTGGCGGTCAGCAACTTCGCCGTACCAGTTCAACGATCAACCTGACGAAAGAAGCCTACCAATCGGCTGAAATCCGTCCAGATCAGCAGATCGCTGACTATCGTCATGGTCCGAAACAGGTCACTGGATCTATCGCTGGCGAAGTTTCACCGGGAACCTATGCTGACCTGATGGCCTCAGTTCTGCGTCAGGATTTCACCGCTGTTTCATCCATGACTTCAGCGGCGATCACTCTTGTGGCCTCTACTGGCGTCATCACGTTCCAGACCGGAAACCCGCTGACCTCTGGAATCAAGATCGGCAACGTAGTTCGCCTTTCTGGTGGATCACTGAATGCGGCAAACAGCGGAAAGAATCTGCTTGTGACGGGTGTCACTAGCACTACGCTGACTGTCTCCGTACTCAACGGCGTTGCTCTGGTGAACGAATCCACCTCAGTGACTGGCGTTACCGTTGCTGTTCCCGGCAAGGTTTCTTATGTCCCTGAGTCATCACAAACCCATGACTACTACACCATTGAACATTGGTTCGATGATATTGGGCAGTCTGAAGTTTTCAGCGATGTAAACATCACCAACTGCGCGGTATCTATCCCGGCAACTGGTCTTGCGACTGTGAATTTCCCTCTGGTTGGCCTTGGGCTTTCTACGGGCACTTCACAGATTCTGACCAGCCCTTCAGCCATCAGTACTTCTGGTGCAGTCGCTGGCGCAAACGGTCTTCTGTATGTCGCAGGACAGGCAGTCGCAGTCATCACCTCAATTGACTTTGACGTGAATGGAAACACCGTTGCCGCTGATGCAGTGGTCGGCTCTAACAACCGTCCTGATGTATTCCAAGGAACTGTTGGTGTAACCGGCAATATGACCGTTT